AGTTCGAGAGCCTTGACGGCATCATAGGCTTCGAATTCGATTTCGGGCATCGGCTGCTCGTCAACTTGTGCGAACTTCAACCGATAAACGTGCGTCTCAGACATGGCTGTCTCCAAGGCTTTCCCCGCTTTGGCCGTTTGATGTTCAGTAAATCTGGCATCGGAGTCGATCCCCTGATGCGCTGAGGCGCCCCACGCCTGCGACGAATAGTCTGACGCCACATCACCGTTTAGCATCCGGTCAATCGCCACAGGGTCACGCTCGATCAGGCGCAACAATACCCGTCCCAACCTGTCGATGGGCTTGCCACCTTCCCAATTCTGCAAGGTGCGAACGGACAAATGATACCGCGCAGCGAACTGCGATTGGTTTAGGTGCGTCTTTGCCCGCACATCCCTGACATACTGGCCCTTACGGGCCTTAATGTCATCGAGCGCCTCCCCTAGACCGTCGACCAAAACCTCAAAATCCCCCTTGTCCATAAATCCTCCCTATGCCGCGATGCGCGGGATAGCGGCCAACTGGTCAGCCTTCTCCCGACGAATAGCAGCCAGGTCATGCCGTTCCTGCATCCTGAGCAGCAATTCAGCGGGAAAGCCAATAGCGGCCTCGATGCGAGCAGCCAGCCAAGGCGTGACGGGTTGCTTGCCATTGAGCATGTTGGTCACGTCGGGCCGGGAAGCACCAATGGCCTGAGCCAATGCGACCCCGCTCACCTTACGCGCAGGCAGGACTTCCTTCTTCAACAACGTGCCGGGATGGGTGGGATAAATGACCACCAACTCTTCTTCGTGTTCGATATACTTGTTCATTTTCAACTCCATATTGGGGCTAACGAGAGAAGGACGACCCTAGTGTGGATCGTCATATATCATCGCGCTAACTTCGTGCGTCTTTCCCTCATAGTCGAACAACAACCTCGTATTGCCTAGCACGTCGATGGACCATTGGACTTTCCCCTTCCATTTATGGACGCGCCATTGCGGGAAGGCATCCGCGACTTGCTTCAATGTCTCTGCGTCGATCAACACATCAACCCGGAAACGAATGCGCTCTACCTCATTGGGTTGGAGACCCTTTACCTGATCCCCCGGCACCGTCGTCATCACCAGCTTAATGCGTTTGTCCTTTACCTTTACCTTCATTGCGCTTTCTCCACTGTATGTCAATCGCATACAGTCGCGATCCAACGGATCAACCGAAGAATAAGAAAAAAACGCATAGGGGCAGGCCGCGCAGTCTCCCTGCCGCTTCACGCAGGCTGAGTAATGGACGGAAAGAAGAAAACGGAGTCGGCAGAAGCGCGACCCATTGAGTTATCCAGAATGCGCGGCAGGAGGTCGCATAGCAAGGAACGCGACAAGGAAATGGCTTTGTGTCTGCCCTAAGATGTTGGAGATTGCGACCCATTCATTGATGTGATCCATCGCAACACACAAGGCGATTTTTGACCCGAAATGTGCGCTTGGAGTTAAAGGCGCTGTAGGGCGAACGCTGCCCCACAGCTTATCTAAGTAACTTAGTGTTTACAGTATTTTTGTTTAAGAAGGACGAACCCGTCATAAGGAAACTGCACAGAAAAGTCGAGGTCCAACTCGTCAGATGTTTCTTTCTGCATCCATTCCTGTGAGGTACCGATGAACGTCTCCTGCGCGATTGTGCCGTTTTCCGTATCATAGGTACGATACTTGATGTTCATGTCATCCTGACAATCAAACGCAACATCAGCAGCCTCCACGGTCTTTTCGTTAGTTTCAACGTATACCAGTCTTTTATCGCCGGTTGCAGCTATCAACCCTGAAAACCATTGAGAGCCGTATGTATCCCCTATTGATTGATCATAGAGCGGCTCAACCATAATTTCGGGATTGAATTCTGCTGGACGCGAACCTGATGATGCGGTCGTCATATTTTGACTGCCCACTGCGGTTGGGGCGTGCGAAGAGTTGCTCGCTTCTGTTTTGTCGTGCTGAGTTCGGTTATCATTAGGATTCCCACCACATGACGCGACCATAAGACCCAAAACAGCACATGATAGCTTATTCATTCATTACCCCCGTTTCATAAGCCAAGAAGAGTTTTCCTAATAGCGAGCTCTTCTTTGTATTTCCTTCCTCGACGTGGCTCGCCCATTAGGCCTGTAACCTCGACGTTCTTGAGGAACGTCATATCTCGGATGTTCTTGATTTTTGCATTCTGAGAAAAGGCCATACCCATCAGAGTTCGTTCAAGCCAGTTTATCACCCCTCCACCCGTTTTACGCGCGGTGCTGAACTCATTCTCTCCTTTCATCAATGCTATGAGAAACATCACTGGCTTACCGCGCTGCTTGCCAAGGCAATCGTCATAGATGCCGATCTTGTGGGGCTGGAAGACTTCTCCCTTGAAGCCGTTCGCACAGATAGTTTTGCCCACATACCAAGGCGTGATCTTCGTGCCGAACTGGATGCCAAAGACATAGCAACCGATCGCTTGCCCTAGCCCCTCCCATTGTTCCTCCACATCTTGCCAGAATGGCATCTGGCTACAGGTAGTTGAGCCTGCCATTCGTTCGACATCGAACGGCCCAAACGTGTCAAAATATGTGATAAAAGCCTCCAATCCTGATCTTGCAACGCTGGCAAATCCGCTGCGCCCATAAATACGAGCATGGCGAAAAAATCCAGCACGATACAGGGCGAATTGACCCCAAAGCACACTCAGACATTGATGGCAGAGCTTGTTCCTGCCGTTACGAGCATCACTGCGGAAGCAACCCGGAATAAGCCGGGACAACCCACGAAGCGCACTGATGCCATCGTGGATGAGATTTGCATCCGCCTTGCATGTGGCGAAGCCCTCACGATGATCTGCAACGATCCCAAGATGCCCGGTTACAGGACCGTGCAGGCATGGAAGGAAAAGGACGAGACGCTACAGACACGCTTCGACAAGGCCCGCGAGGAAGGCGCTTACGTGCTGGACGACATCGCGGAACTGATTGCGCGCAAGCATCCAGACTATGCGTCGGGTGATTTCCGATATGACGATATGCTGGTGGGCGTCCTAGCGCAGCGTAAGCGATATGCGAACCGCGCCCGTTTCGGTGACAAGACGGTCATTGACGTAGTGCATCACGAGCCGGTCATCATTGATGCCCAGATTATTGAGGGACCGGGCGGCGACGGCGTTTAGGCCAAACGAATAATGACGGCCTGTTTGTGCTGACACTACTTGTCAGGAATGATGTATAGAAAACAGTTCCTAGATGAAGTAGCTGCTGTGGATAAGATGGGCCTCAGCATCAGTGAGACGCTATTGATCCAAACGGCTCTTACAGTCAGAGAGTTCTTTTACGACATGCGACCGAACAAAGCATTTGCGGACATGGACTTAGATGACATCATAGAGCTTATGCGGCGAGCAGGCGGTTCACACTAGCAGCATACCATTGCCCGCCCTGAGCCGTAGTGATGTGGCGGGCATTTAGGTATTCGGCAATCGAGCGCAAAGAGCTACAGCCATTTGCCCTAGCAGCTTCAACGTGGGGCATCACCAGAGCTTTGCGCGCTTTGCCTGCTTCCCTACGCACATAGGCGCTGTTGACCCTGCCAAGGGCAGATACAGAAGCGATGTTGCCCCGATCCCCTCCCAGCTTTATCCCCCTGGCCCTTGCCGCAGCGAGAGCTTCCCGCGTTCGCTTGCTGATCTGTTCGGCCTCCCACTGCGCCACCTGTGCCATGATGCCGACCATGAACCTATCTGCGAATGGCATGTCCGCGAACTTGATCGTAATGCTGTTGTCCATGAGACGATTAAGGAACGCGGCATTGCGTGACAGCCGATCCAGCTTGGCGACAACAAGGGTCGCACCTGTCAGGGTCGCATAGTCGATTGCCGCTCTTAGTTGTGGCCGATCATCATTGCGTCCGCTTTCGACTTCGGTGAACTCCGCTAAGAGCGGAGTGCCATCAACCATCGAGGCAACGGCGCACTTCTGAGCATCTAACCCTAATCCACTGTTGCCCTGCTTTCGGGTGGACACTCGATAATAGGCTATGAACTTCATCCCGTAATCCTCATACAACGTCCGTTGTATCAATCGTTACACCCGCAGGGACAGCAGGACGACCACTCAATGAGCGTCATAGAGGGCCTAGAACTATAAGAGCTACCCTAGTAGCTTAGGAGGGCTTCTTGACCCTGTGCGGGCTTCTGAGGGCAAGACAGGGAGGGTCTAGGGCCTGGGTGTATTGCCCCTTGAATACGTTAGGGGCTGGGGGTGGGTGCCCGTATCTATTTTCACTCTTTCAAAACCTCGATCCACTGGCCTGAGATTTTTTCGTCACCTCTCAAAACTCACCGTTCGCAAGAAAGGCGCAGGGATTGCTCCCAGCGCCCTATCCAGATTACCGACAGTTTACTTAGCCACTTCTTCAATAGCCATGATATCGGAAAGTGGGACGTTCAAGATAAACGTGTTGCCGCTGTTGCGTCCTCGGACTTGAATGGGCAGCACTCCGTTCTCGCCATATTTTGCAATTTGTTCCTTCGTCGGAAAAATGATGAAGCTCTCGCTATAAGAGCAGCCATAGCGGCAGCTTAAAACGTCCCGTTTTATGTTGGCCAGTTCGACCGTTTCGCCTCCCTTGAGGATGGCGGTATCATAATAGTGCCATTCACCGCGATAGTTCACGAAACCCTGTACGCTGAGCCGAGGAGTCACTTTCGCGCGAACCGTCTTTGCTACAAGAAAGGCACCATTTTGCGAAGTGGTGCCGGAGAACTTATGCATCTGCCCGCCATACTCGGCGCGACCAGCGAAGTCGTCCTTGCTGAGGTCTACCACCACACCGTTGCTGGCCGTGATTTTGCTTTCGAGCATTTGCGCGCCGACTGGTGTCGGCGCAAGACCAAGAGCGATTGCAATGATTGCTGATTTCTTCATGAACACCCCCTCATTAAGTGGACAATCTCAATAATGCCGCTCCCTTAGCACTGCTATTATCTAAAAATAGTTAACTGCGATTTTGTAAATACAGGATGGCAGGAGAGACTAAGGGCATCAGACCCAACTTCGACAGGTTCAATGAGGATCAATGGGAGGCGTATCGTCTCGCCACTACGGCGGGCAATAAGTTCCACCTGTTCTATGGCGGTGCTGGTTCCGGCAAGTCATGGCTCATCATGTTCATTGTGTTGCTTCGCGCCTATCGCGCCAGAAACACACGCCATGCCATTTTCCGTCTCACTCGCAACTCATGCGATCAGACGCTCTTTTCAAAGACGCTCTTTGAAGTCCTAGACACTGGCTTCCCCGGCCTTCGCCAGCAGATCGAGGCGAAGAAGGGTTTCAGCTACAGTGACCTAAGTGTGACGCTTCCCAATGGAAGTCAGATATTCTTCAACGGATTAGACGAGCTTCGCGCTTCAAAGGTGCTTGGTGACGAGTTCAATACCGTCTGGCTCAATGAATGTAATGAGGACGGCCTGAACTACAGAACGGTTAGCGTTCTCATCAACCGCCTGCGTAAAAAGTCAGAAACGGAAGATGGCAAGGCACTCAGGAACAAGATGTTCTTCGATTGTAACCCGCGCTGGTTCAGCGATTGGGAATACAAGGCGTTCAAACTCAATATCAATCCCGATGACGGCGATGCGATGCCCCGCTCAGAGCAGTGGGTATCTCAAAAACTCAGGACACAGGCGAACCTCGACAATCTCTCAGAAGACTACATGGAAAACATGGAGACGATGGGCGCTAGTGCCCGTCGTCGTTATCTGGAAGGTGAATGGTCGGACGAGAACACGAACGCGCTTTTCACGGAAAAGATGTTTGGAGCGCCATATCGCATTCCGAAGCCCGAACACATAATCACCCCCGCCGCTACATGCGATATGCTCAAAGCGCAGGGCATCATGCTCGACCGCGTTACCATTTCCTGTGATCCCGCCGTCACCGCCGATCCGAAGAGCGACCTCACGGGCGTTACGGTCCAGGGCAAAACTCGTCATGATGATGGCAGCGAGCATGTCTATGTGCTGGCCGATCTGTCCGACCGTTATACGCCAGACGCAGCCTGTAAGGTGATAGCGGAGGCATATAGGGATTGGGGCGCGAGCCGCGTCGTGATGGAGAAGAACCAGGGTGGCTTGTGGCTGGAAGCTACCATGCGAAAGCATTTTCCCAATGTGCCGCTCAAGTTCGTGCGCGCGGACGCTACCACGGGCGGCAAGGCCAGCCGTGCAGAACCTGTGGCCGCACAATACGAGCGCGGCGTTATTCATCATGTGGGCAAGCTGAAGGAACTGGAAGCACAGATGTGCGATTTCGGCAGTCCAGCCAGCCGCCGCAAGTCACCCGACCGAATGGACGCGGCTGTCTGGGGCATCACGGAATTACTCGATTTGAACCAAGAGAAGAAGCCAGAACCAAGCGGTGGCGGCGCTTCTCGTTTCCGTCGCCTGCGATAAAGGAATTACACACTTTTGAGAGATATATTGCCCCCTCGCGAGCTTGCAGGCATTAATACTGGATAGTAACAGGGGCGGGAATGAAATACCGGATTTTAGCGTTCTTAGGTGCTGCACTTCTTTGTTGGAATAGCGGTGCAATGGCTTCAACGCTCTGGCAAAATACCGAAAGCGGCATGTCACCCGGACAGGTGAAGAGTGCATTTCCTCTAGCTGCGCCGCCTATGAAGCCCTCGACATTGAAGGGCGGAGCGGTGTGTGAGTTAGCATTGGAGAATTACGAGATTGGCGGAGACACATACCGGGTCTGCTTTTTCTTTGTAGATCACAAGTTAACCCAAGTGATGCTCTCCGCCAATGAGCCGAACCAACCCATGTTCCGAAGCGTCGTTGACCTGCTTCGCAGTAAATACGGATCAGAACTTGGCGCTGGTAAGGAACTATGTCGCCCCGGCCTGTTGCTCGTCTGCGGTGCAGATTGGGCGTTGAAAACCGGCACAAATGTCGGCGTTACGTTCATGCAGGTTGGCGGAAGCGCACCAATCATGAACATCAATTATCAGACGCGGATGGCAAACGAAGCCTCAAAGCTGTGAACTGAGAAGCGGCGCGATAATCGCGCCGTTATTTCCCGCATTCCATCCTCAATAAATAGCCAAGGTAGGGCCGTGCCTCACCGCTTTGTTGCGTCGGTGACGCGCCCCTTAATGCCCTTGGCAGAGGATTACAGTGCCTATCGAAAACATCTCGAAACCAACTCCTGAACTTGTAAAACATCATCTTCGCTGGACCCGCAATCGTGACTTTGCGGACGGCGAGGAAGGCGTGAAGGCGAAGAAGACAATCTATCTTCCGCCCGCCAATCCGGCCGACGACGACGACACATATGCCGCGCACCTTTTCCGCACTCGTTTCTTTCCTGCCGCCAGCAAGACGCTACAGGGCTGGCTCGGCCTGATTTTCAGGAAGCCTTCGCAACTCGGCACGACAAGCGCCGCAATCCACACCCTATCGCAATTTCTCACGCCAGACGGCGAAAACCTCGAAGAGTTTGCGGAATGGATCGCGAGGGAAACCCTCATCACCAATTTCACCGGCCTGCTGGTCGATCACCCGCCCAGAGAGAGCTTTACCGGCCTGAGTGCCGCCAATGCCTTTGAAATTGGTTATCGCCCATTCATGGCGGGCTATACCGCCGAAAGCATCCTTGAAGTCCGTCCTGGCCTCGTCGGTAACAAGCGCCAGCTCGTCCGCGTCCGCCTGCTGGAAAGGGATGGAACACAGGTCCGCGAACTGATGCTCAATCAGGGCATCTATCAGGTCCGTATCTGGACGAAGGACGGGGACGCATTTGTCCCCGGCCCGATCACGACGCCCACCGTAGACGGCAAGGTGTTGGGCGAGATCCCATTCTTCATCGTGAGCACGTCCGACAAGCTGACCCCGCAACCATCGCTGCTACAGCATGTCGTGGATCTCAACCTACAGCTTTATATCCAGCAGGGTTTGCTATCGA